GATTTTGACAATATCATTTTGCCACTTCTCTAACACCGAACGTGATTTAAAATTCTCATCGTTCAATATCGTAGAAGTCCATTCTGTGAATGTTCTGTCTCCACCCATTTTTAATCTTCGTCCTGCATTCATAGGAATTTCAATTGTTCCCATTGTAGATGATGGCAATGATGCTGATCTACACAACACTTCTACTTCCGCCAGGTCATACCCTGAAGGTCCACTAATTCGGACCTTAAATAGATTTGGTCTGGAGCCGGCGCCTAGCGCCGCTCTAAAATCTGATATTCTAAATGTCATAACTTTCTCCTTTATTTTCTGTAATTATTTATCCTACAATCTCATTAAATGTAGAGGTACCTCTTACAGAAACAAAGTTAAGTTGAATATAGTTGACAGAACGAACTGGTTGCACAAAAATATCGCAAACAAACTCATTGGCGTTTACAACTTCTTCTGGATTATTTGTTGCATCACAAACAACTTTAAACGCCGTGATTCCTCTGCGTGACTGCACACTTCTCAAGTAAGGAGTAACCAAATTCAGGAAGTTTGAACGTGTGGTTTCATCGTTCTGATCAAATAATAAATTATCGGCTGCGGCACCAATTGTCTTTTGTAACTCAATAAACAGTCTACGAACGTTAAGTCTATTTGTAGATGTATTTCTTTGCGTAAATGTCTTATCGCCAAACAATACAGTGCCACGACCAACTTGTGTGATAACTGGATTAACAGATGCACGATACAATGTGTCGCGTTCTGCTTGAGTTGGATTGAAGGCTAAACGAACTAAGTTTTGAATACGACCAGCAACGAATCCTGCCGGAGACAACCATGGCTCACGATTCAAATCGTTACGTGCCATACAGCCCGCTGTGTCAGCATTCAATGGAACATAAACATATGCGTCATTGTATTTGTCGTACTGATATTTCCAACCGCTGTCTGCAACTACGTATGTTGAGCGTGTGATAGTGTCTGCCCATGAACTGATAGCAGTCGCTTCAGAACCAGCATTGTTAACAACGTTTGCTCTCAATGGAGAAATAGCAACCACAACGTCTTTTCGAATATCAGCAACGTCAGCAATAATTCTATTAATTACTGTTGCACTTGCTTGACCAGCAATGATAATTGATGCTGGAACTTCAGACTTGTTAGCATATTTTCCATATCCAGTAATACGATCACCATCGGTTAATGTAGTACCATCAGAACCACCTGCAAGCGTATACGCTTTTGGTACATTCACTGCTGTAAATGTTGTTCCGGATAGTGCATTTCCCCAATTGGTGCCGAGAGTGTCGTGATCAGTCCAACGAATCCAGTTAGAACGCTCATTGATAACATCTTTATAATAGTTAGATCCACCATTTTCACCTTTAGCATTAGATGCTTTAGATAATTGGGAGAATTTTTCTAGAACCGTACCAACTGTACCAGTAATGGCGCCAGTTGCGTCTACAACAACAACGTGTAATTCATCTCCGCTTGCGCCGAGTGCGGTACCTTGTGTTGATGTTCCTGGTGCCAAATCGAATTCGCTATAATATTGCCATGTGCGTGTTGCAGATGCGGCAGTTGCTCCGGCTAAGTGCGCTGAAGTCAATACAAATGATGTTGCGTTAGTAACAGATGCAACTTGATTAGTACGACCATTTAAAACAACTTGATCACCAACTTGTAATTGTGTGTTGGCTACTGATCCAACACCAGTAACTGTTGTGCCGTTAAGTGCAACAGTAAATGTTCCAGTTAATGTTGACGACCATGCGTTTGAGCTTGGACATAAAGAAACTTTAAGTGCGTTGCCTAAAACGCCAGCATATTTTGCCGCCCATGGACCATTATCAAAAGAAGTTGCATTTAGATATGCATCATCATTCTTAATTAATAGACCTGTGCCTGTTGTGCCGGATCCTGTTGTAGCTTCTGCTGTTGAATTCAATGCTGTGTTTGCTACACGAACAATGAACAATGGAGCCGAATAGCCCATAAAGTTTGCGGCAGACAAGAAGTCTACAATAGTATTTGTATTGGGACTTCCAAACTGCGAGACTAAATCCGCTTCGGAAATAACTTGTGTAGGGACTTCTATCGGACCCCAATTAAATTGTCCAGAAAAGGCGCCGGATGTAGAAGCAATTGATTGGTTAGATGACACCAAATCTTGTTCGGTGATCTTAACGCCTGGTGAAATGAGACTTATAGCCATTGAATTCTCCTTATGTACAATGTTTTATTTGTGGTTGGGTTTCTTTAATTTATTTATAAAAAATCAGTTTTCTGGGTTTCCCAAATTTGGCCTGCGGTATCTGTGAAAAATACTTCATCCTCGCCTGTATTTATAAAACCAAAAGGTGTTACTTCTTCTTCAATCATTTTGATTCTTGCTTCATATAACTCTTTTCTGATGTTTATATTAGTCAATTCTTTAAAGTATGAATTTGTTGTTAACCAAGAGAATAACACCAACGGCATAACCAAATCATCGTGATATCCTTCATCGGCCGAGTAACTATTTTTTCTTTCAATGAATGTTGAAATTTCTGCTATAGTGTCGGCATCTGTAATAAGAAGTTTTTTCTCTTCAACCATAGATTTAAAGTTAGAACATCCAATACGTTTGACTTTCTTGTCCGTAATAACACCCAACTGTGTCTTACCTCCACCAAAGCCTCCATTGACAACTTGCCCCTGAGTTGTTCTGGTGACTGAAATGATGTTCTCATACTCATATTCGGCATAAAGAATGTCTGCAACTTGTTCTGAAGAATTAATTTCAATTAGAACATATGCCTCATTGTATTCTTTTCCAACTCGATAGAGTACTGATGGATACAAAAGAGGACTAATTTGATTGTTTCGGTACTTGCCTACAATTCTGTATGGCATCTGAGTTATGTCGATAATCTGAAATGCCGAGTAATCTCCTCCAACACCTTTAGCTGTGTCTGCTACAATACAGTAAGCGTGATCTTTTTCAACCTTTTCATAAATGTCTAGTCCATCTTTCTGATAGATGATTGGATTAGCAGACATTTGTGCAATAGAGTCTGATGCAATTAACGTAAGACTAGAACCCAAGAAGTTACATAGTACCTCTTGATTGAACTTCAACTCGCCAAGCAATCTTCGCTGTTCGGACGCCCATTTATCATCACGTCCAGGAATCTCCCAATAAGGAATGAATAGATTAACAAATCCATTTCTATCGTTCTCTGCATCATTCCAGAACTTCCAGAAGTGGTTGTATCCTAGAGGGGTAGAACTTAGCAGAATCTTTGTTGTTTCACCAGCAGAAATCGTAGGATAAACTGAGGTGAAGAATTGATCTGCAACATTGTTCGGTATGATAGCGGCTTCGTCAACGTACAGCAAGTTAACTGATTTACCACGAATACCTGATGCGCTTGTCGCGGCTGTGAATACGATTGAACCATTCTCTAAAGCAATGTCACCCTTGTTCCATGTAGTGACACCTTGCTGTAGCCATGTAGGAAGATTCTCATACATGATCTGATAACGATACAAAACTTCTCTAGCCGCTGTCGCTTTGTTTGCTAGAATCGCTACAGTCTTGCTTCCTTGAAACAATGTGTACCAAAGAATATATGCGGCTGAGGTTGTAGTCTTGCCTTGTTGACGTCCTTCCATAAGAATAACTTTACGATTCTCATGGATAACTTTTACTTTGTTCTTTTGACAATCATATAGTTTGAATGGCTGAAGCCCGTGATCTAGTGTAACAATTTTACAATAATTTTCAATGAAATATATTGGATCGTCAGCACACTTCAAGTATTCTTCAATCTCATCTTTAGTGAAATTGAGAGGAACACCAGACGATTTTAAATTAGAATTTCCTAAATATGTCTTAGAACTCATCGTTTGCCAATTAGCTTTTGTAACTCAGCAGTGCTTCCCACAAACAGCGCATTAGTTACATGTTGTGGTTGTTGTGATGTATCGTCTTTTTTAGATTTTAATTCTTTTACTTTTTTGCCTAAGTCTAGCAAATCTTTATTTGTGTCGGACAAAGTTTTAATCAACTGTCCCACAACTTCATATGCTCTCGGAGACTCACCTTCTTTAGCTAAGAAGATAATGTTTTCCATAGCAACTTTACCTTGCTCAATGAATAGCTTTAGATTCTCTCTTGCATATTCATAGTCAGCATCAATAGAAGCGTCATTTGGTGCGCCTGTAGTAACAACATCACCGGTAGATTGTTTTACTACTGGTAATGATTGTTCGATAATCGTACCTTGCACATCAAAAATATCATTCAATTTATCATCAACAGTTTTTTTCATGTATTAGCCGTATTTGTTTCCGTCACAGTAAAATCGGAGTCGCCAGTGAATGTTTGTATATTTATGACAGTATTATCAATTGATGATGTGTTAATATCTGCAATATTAATATACTTGAACTTTCTGCTAGGACCAAATAGATATCCTTTGATAGTAAAATCCATCTGCCAAGATAAAACTCTACGTCCATCAAAATCACCTTCGTAAGAATCATCAACAGTTACGCTATTCAATTCAATTGGTATATCCATACTGATTCCCAATTCAGGAACAAGTTTCATTGTGACAGTCCAATCTGGCGTAAAGAACGGAATAATCTGTTCTACAATCTGCGTACCATCTTCCGCATATCTAACTAATGCATACAGCGAGAAATTAATATCGTACGGAACTGGCGTGTATGTGTAATCAAAATCTGTGCCTCCAGTATTAAGTCCTTTTGCAATTTTATGTGCGCTATTTAATTTTCTCTGTGGCGCATACGAAATACTGGTGAACTCAAATCCCATCCTAGGAAGACTAGCCGACATAGGTCTGTTCAAAGTAGGATCGCCCAAAACACGCTGAACAAATTTTGCCTTAGGTGAATATTCAATCGGAACGCTGATTGTTTGTTGTTTAATTCCGTCTGTGTCATATCTTTCAACTTGAATTTCATTAAACAAGTTTCCAAACATAACGACATATCGTCTTAACGTACCGTGATAAAAGTCGTGACCGAACATCATAGTTAATAATTCCTTGTAAGCGCAAATGGATTTTGTTCGGAGAAATCAAGAATATCTCCCTCGATAATTTTCTCTCCAATCACCTCATTATCTGCGGCAATTTCAAATGGTATGACTAAATCTCCTTCTGCAAGAAGTCTGGTTCCATCTTCTAGAGCAAAAATCAGACTATCTACTTCATCTAATAATTTTTCAATGTTATCAGTAGAAAGACTGTATGTATCTTCGAGCGCATCGATATCTGCAACACCCGTATCAAGTTTTTCGCTAGAGTATTCAATTCTATCACAACGTAATTCGTATGTATAGAGTTTACCTAATTGAAAGAAGTTCTCAATGTTTTGTGTGAATTTAATTTCATACATGCTTGCAAACATAGGAATCCAAATCATGTCACCTTCTCTTGGTCTCACAATGGCATCGTAGTCATACTCTGACACATCATTTTTGTTACTTAATAATTCATCTCCATCTTCAGTCAACATGTTGTATGAGTATTCTGTGATGATAGATGTTTTGAGTGATTGTGTGAATCGTTTTTGTGAAATAACAAATGTGACTGATTCATCAACTTGAAGACCAAACTTTGCAAGAAAGTCTTCCTGTCCCATAAAGCCATCAAAACTTTTTACATACAATTCCATTTCAAGTGCATCATCAAAAAGCACAGACGCATCTTCACCATAAATCTTATCTAAATTTACGTGCGTTCTTGGTAAGTAATAACCATCTACACCATAAATCTTGATAGATTCTATAATTAAATCTTCAACAAGACTTTGTTCCTGCTTAACAGGAGTGTATTGATTAAAATGACGATTACGTGCCATGAGATTATCCTAGCATATCAGTAACAGGTAGAGAATATGAGCTAATCATTTCTGATTCCATAGCCTGAATATCTTCAACTGCTTCGTCCCATATCTTCTGTCCATTAAATGATACTCCTCCTGGCATAGATATACCTTCAAACTTTTTCAAGTTTTCGCCCCACTGTTTTTTGATTTGCGCTGTGCAATATTTTTGCAACCATCTGTCATTGTAAATGTCGGTATATTCATCCGGATCGATTTTCTGATATGCTTCAATTAGAATGTATTCTCCTAGAACGACTTTTTCTCCCCAAGCAATATCTATATGTAGTTTGTTCGAGTGACGTTGAAAACGAATTGCTTGTTTACCCACAAATAACTCTTCGGCTAAAGCAACATTTTGAAGTGCCATGTAATATGGAGCAAATGGACCAGTATTAAACGCAAACAAATCATTCAACGCAATCTGATATCTCAAATTGAACAGATTGTTTGTGGAGTAACTGTTACCAATTGGAAGAATATTAATGACACCGATAATGGAATCATCTATAGCCAGATACTTATTGTCGATGTCGGTTTGTGTGACTGCATGTGCCAAATACACTTTGTCTGTGGCATCAAAATGATAATCGTAGTAATATGAAAATGCCATTTCGATGCAATCTTCAACTTGGTCATCATCTACGTTTATCTCTAGTAGAGGTGCGCCAAGTCTTCTGAGGCAGAACTGCTTTAATTCTTCTCTTGATGCTGGTTTGCTTGTACTCATTGTTGCTTGCCCCTTTAAATGTCTTTACTCTATTTATCATTACCAAAAACTGTATTTTATTTCATACTTGATTTTGTCAGCTAAATACTGTATAATAATATAAACAAGGTGATAATTATGGAAAGATTAGAAGGTTTTGTAAAAAAAGGTTGGGGGCATGAACTCATTTGGGCTACCAACGAAAAGTATTGCGGTAAATTGATGAAGTTCAACAAAGGCGCAAAATTCAGTATGCACTTTCATGCTGAGAAAGATGAATCTTGGTATGTGTTAGATGGTTTATTTATGATTAAATTCATTGAGACTAAAGACGCAAGTTTGCATGAGGTAACGCTAAAAGCAGGAGAAGTTTGGCGCAATCGTCCTCTACAACCACATCAAGTTATTTGCCTAGAAGAAGGCACAATCATAGAAGTATCCACACCAGACAGTGTTCAGGATAACTATAGGGTTCTGCCTGGAGACAGTCAGAATAAGGAACATCAATGATATTGGTCACGGGCGGATTTGGATTCATTGGTTCGAATTTAATTAAAGCATTAAACGCAAGAGGCATAACAGAAATCGTAGTTGTTGATGACTTAACTGACGGCAATAAGATGTTGAATCTAAACGGCACAACGTTTGGTGACTATTATGATGCCGATTCATTTTTTAATACGTTCTCTGATTGGGACAGTATCAAATTAATTTTCCATGAAGGTGCAATTTCTTCCACTAGAGAAACTAATGGAACGTTATTGATGAAGAGAAATTTTGAGTTCTCAAGTAAAATTCTATTAAAATCATTTGAACATAAAATACCACTACAGTATGCATCTAGCGCAAGTGTGTATGGACAGATGCCGCATAATTGTGCAGTATTAGAAGATGCGCCAATGCAACCTCAGACGCCATATGCGTTCACTAAATATTTGTTCGATAAAAAGATTATTAAATTAATGGGATCCGAACACTTTGACAAGTTTGAATTTAACATTCAAGGACTCAGATACTTTAATGTATATGGTAACAATGAATTGCATAAAGGCGACCAAGCAAGCCCAATCACTAAGTTTACTAAGCAAGCAAGAGAGACTGGAAAGATAAGAATCTTTTCTGGATCAGAATCTATGTTTAGAGATTTTGTTTGTGTTGACGATGTTATTCAAGCTAAGTTAGACTTAGCGTTTAATAAAATGAGTAGCGGCATCTTTAACATAGGTACTGGACATCCAGAGTCTTTTGCTAGGGTTGCAGAAATCATTGCGCATAGAGAGAATGCTAGAATTGAAGTTATGCCTTTTCCTAAAGAGTATCAAGATAAGTATCAGCATTGGACTTGTGCAGACTTAACTAAATTGAGAGAAGTCGGAATTCAAACGAAATTCAGAAGTATAAATGAATATTATCAAATTGGATAGGAGTTAATAATGGGAAGATTTTCAGTAGACAGAAGCATGAACGTTAGTGGACAAGCACCAGCACCTACTATGCCACAGACACAACAATATGGCACACCATATGGAGGACAACCAAATTATGGTTCTCCATATGGACAACAGATGCCTCAACAGCAACAGCAACCAAACTGGCCAACATTCTTTCCTAAAGAAACGATTGGTATTGACAGGGGCGCAATTCTAAATGAGACTAAACCAATTCTCACTGCATCTGATATAGAAATACTTCCTGGTGCGTTAGATGCAATTCGCACAATTCGTTTAAAAGGATATAAACTTGTTATCTTCTTCAATGAACCCCTAATCACTCAAGGTAAGTTAACAACTCAAGCAGTAGATGCTAATGTTCAACAGTTG